CCCTAACCTTAACGCTACCTAATGGCGCAACTCGATAGCCGCCTTTTAAATAGTACACGACCATTTTTGTTTTCTCGGTATCGGCTCTAAACTCAGCTTCACCAAGCGCATCAGTTAAATAACTAAACTTGCTCATATTGTCACCCTGTTCTCGTTGATATATTTGTAATACCTAACCACCACATCAACCTGTCGGGGATAGATATCGAAGTTGCGCATGGATATCGCATCCCTAAAATCGGCGTTACAATCCAACTCGCGCACAATGCACCGCTCAGGGTTAACACAACCTTTACATTCTGCTATGACCTGTAAGGCAATTTCCTGCGCTTGCTTAGGCATATCGGTAAACGTGTAATCCGTTCCAAGTTCTGTTGCTTCAAACATATTATTTTTCCTGCGTAAATGCCCAATAATCGGGCGTTAATTCGACATTAATTGGCTTGGTTTCATCAAAGCCCAATTCGTTAATTAAGAATATTTGCCAGTGGCGAATAGGCCAATCCCATTGACTGGCAAGCTCATCCGTTTTGACTTTATAGGTTAGTGTTAGCATGGTGCCTCCGTTAAAAAATCCCGCTTGATTGCGGGCTTGATTTAATTATTGCTTAGAATGGATAAAATTAAAAATAGGGATTTAGCTAGATTTAGGGGTGATGTATAGACTACTTGCTATGCTTTTTTCAAAGCCGCTATTAAATCACTTTGCGTTTTGGCTTTGTTTTTAATCGCCAACATCACCTTTTCATCAATACAGCCGTCAACAACTAAATGCACGATTCGAACCGTTTGTTTTTGACCTTGCCTATGCAACCTGGCATTAAATTGCTGGTAAAGACCAAGTGACCAATTTAAACCAAACCAAATACACAACGCGCCGCCTTTTTGAATGTTTAGACCGTGACCAGCACTGGAAGGATGGGCCAACAACATTTTAATTTTACCATCATTCCATCGCTCAATAGTTTTAGGGTTTTTATCGAGTTCAAGCGCATCGGGGAAACGCGCCTTTAATCGCGCCAAATCCGATTTAAAATTATAGGCGATTAACACGTTTTCATTTTGATGGCTTTCAAGCATATCAGCAAGGGCATCAATCTTTGCCCCGTGGACATCAATCACGTTTTTATTTTCATCATAGACAGCGCCATTGCAAAACTGCAGGCATTTGTTGGCCAGTGCCGCCGCGCTTAACGCTTCAATGTCTGATTGTTCGATAGTTAATAAAAACTCTTTTTCTAGTTGCTTGTATTGTTTCATAACAGGCGCGCTTAATTGCACCTTGCTAACAATATCAATGCGCTCAGGCAAGTCTATGTGATCGGTTGCCGTTCTTACGCTTACGATGTCTTTTAGCGCGTTTTCTATGTCGGTTTTTGCATCAGCTTTAGGAGTAAAGCTAAACCCCATATAATCAGCAGTAAAGTGTTTCGATTTATAAACTGTCATTGACCTACCAAGCCTTGCGCCCGTGTCGAGCAGATACACTTGCGACCACAAATCAAGTAATCCGTTAGGGCTTGGGGTACCTGTCAACTCAACAAAATACTCAGATAAGTTTGCAACTTTACGCAACGCCTTAAATCGTTTTGACGATGGATTTTTAAAGCTGTCTGACTCATCAATCACAACACAATCGAACGGCCATTTTTTACCGTAATGATTAACCAACCATTCAACATTTTCACGATTAACAACTGTAACATCAGCTTTTTTATTTAAAGCGTCAATGCGGTTATTTTGCGGACCGGTGCAGATTGCAAAGCTAAGATGATTTAAGTGTGACCATTCAGCCGCTTCGTTATGCCAAACAGAATTAGCAACGCGTAAAGGCGCTATGACTAACGCGCGATTTATTGCAAAGCTGTCTATAAGGTCAACAATGGCGGTTAATGTGGTAACGGTTTTACCCAAGCCCATATCAAGCCACAATGCGCAACGCTTTTTATCAACAATAAACTGCGCATCGTCAGTTTGGTATTTGTGCATATTAGTTCGGGAAAGCATTAGCACCTTCCAAACTATCAATGACACGAACATCACAACCCAATGCCCTGCGCTTTTCGTGATCCTTTAACTGTAATTCAGTTGGTTTTTTACCTGGCGCTTTTAATTCTACAAAAATAATGCGGTTGTTAGGTAAAGTCACAACCCTATCAGGCACCGATCGCTTGCCTGGACTTGTAAACTTTTCACATAACCCGCCCAACTCTTTTACGCGCTTGCACAAAGCCGCTTCGATTTTCTTTTCAAGCATAGCCGATAACCTCTAAAATGTTTTGAGCTTCGTTAATGTAAACTTGATAATCAATGTCGGTAGGTATTTCATCAGGTAAATCCATTAACGGTTTTGATCCGTCAGATTTAGCAACCTTATTACCGTTTGTTTTGTAAGTAATTGGCGCGCCATTAGTCGAGTGATACCAACGCACAACCTTTCCTAAATATTCACCACCCCATTCGCCGCCGCCTTTAACAGCGCGAACGGTTAAAAATTTAGTAATGTCTGAGCATGATGTAATTGTTTGTTTAATTGGCGCACCTTCGGTAATGTGGGCAATCACCGCATCAACACAAATTAAATTAGTTGGGTTTTTACTTAATCCAGCGGGAGCGTACCAACCTTTACACTTAACGCCTTTGTCTTTAACCGCTATGTAATTGTTCACGTTGGCGCTGTAGAGCGCGTTATAGCGTGTTTCTTCAAGCTCATAGCCCGTTTGTAGCTCCCAATCAAAACAAACGTCTAGCACGTCATTATAAATCGCGTTATCGCCATGTATTACAATACCGTCAGTGTTGGCCGACACGACACGCGCGCCAACGGCTGTCACTTGCTCAATTAACATTAATAATGATAATTGACCGGTAATAGTGGTTTGAATCATTAAATCAGGCGAATAAAGAAAGCTGTATTTACTTCCAAACTTACCGTATGAGCCGTTAATTGTGATTTTAAGGCTGTCAGCTGTCACTTTATCGCCTGTCTTTTTAGCCGCTATTCGTTTGTCAACGATGCTTTTATAAACATTTAAAAATTTAGGCGTTAAGTGTTTAGGGTGTAGGTTTTGGCCAAGTATGATGTTTGGATAAAAGCTCGCAACGTCAAAATCACATAAAAACTCACCATCGCGTTTAATTATTGCTTGTTTTTCCTCAGTGCTATGCAAACCACCGATACCAAACTGATAAGCCGCGCCATCAAAAGGCACTTTATCAGCGATCAACTTAGGTATTTTTACCGACCCTGTTTTTTCTATTGTAAAAACCGAATCAATGACCCTTTGCTTTAAGTCATTAAAGACATCATTATTAAACTTAATAAAGTCAGGCATTTTATATTTAAAGGTTTGACCGGGCTTTATCGGTGATTTATTAACGCGCACTTTTTCTTTAGTTAGCTCCGTCTTAATGACCACCTCGGCAATTTGCGCGTCTGATTTGCTCATTAAGTTTTCACCATAAATCGCGCTCATCTTTTCACGCAAATCAAACTGCGCTAAAAGTGACGTGTAAAGCGCCTCAGTTGTTTCAAGGTCGTTAAGGCAGTATTGGCGCATTAGCTCATATTGAGTAGGGTTAATGCTCGCGTTTGGTTCTATGGGCAAGTCTTGAAGCTTTGACGCGTGCATCCGTGCGCCGTAAGTCTTTAAACTGGTCATCACCCCTGGCGCTGGTTCTTTGATGTCGATGTGGTCCCAATTCGCAGGCACTTCAATGCCTAATTGCCAATGTTTCATGTCTTGGACGATTATTTTATCGGCTAAATCTTTTAATGTTTGGTTATCAGCACCGTTTATCGCAGCGGCTAATATCGGAAGGTCGAAGTTAATCGAGTTAAATCCGATAGTGGTGTATTTAGCCATTATGGTTTTAATGTTTTGAGCGTTTAGCGGTTGCGTTGGCGTCATTTCAAAACAGCGGACCTTGTTGCCGCCCACCTGTTTGAACATAACCAATAAATAATTTTTATAAACTTCGATGTCTAATGTTAGCTTCATCATTTAATCCTTTAAATTAAAAAGCCCCTTACGGGGCTAAGACGTTTAAAACTTATGATTAAATGAAATCGTCATCATCTTCAAAAGCATCAAAGTCGTCACTAACATCAATATCACCTTCACCAAACGGTTCGCCATCTTTAAAGAATTGCACTCCGTAAAGATTGCCGTTTACACGCTTGCCATAACTGTTGTTTTGAACCCAAACATCAACAATAGCGTTTACATAACAACCGGCATAAGGCTTGCCATCATCTTCGGCAAGTGGGGTTTTATCTTTGTCAATAACAGTCGGGCGCTTATTGGATGCCGCTTTAAATGTCATCATACCTGCATACTCAGGGCGATCAGAATCATCACCATCTTTTAAACAGATTTTATCACTAGCAACTTTAATTTTTGCCTCAGCCATCGCCGCTTTAATAACTTTATCTAAAGCTTCGATTTGATCCGCTTGCGTTTCTTTATCAAGCATAAAGGTAGCTTCAAATTTACCTTCTTCACCATTAAACGAAGAACGCTTGAAAACAGAAGGGAAAGATAGACGAACATTTTTTAACATGATTTTATTTGACATTTTAGATTCCTCTTTATAGTCGTTTCAGTTTTTATGTAGCTAATTGCTACGGTTCTAATACTAAAACAAAAATTAACTAATGTAAAGTATTATTTTACTATTATTCAAACATTTCAGTGATGTTTTGTAACGGTTTGCGTTTATCGCTTTCCGGTACTATGGTTGGCTTACCTTCGGGTTTGATGGTAATCGCCATTTGCTCAAGTTGTTTTTTACCGATTAACTTTTCAGCGTCACCAATACCTATGAGCTTTTTATTATAGGCTTGATCGCCTAATTGCTCGGTTAGGATTGTTTCAGCATTATCGGACCATTTGCGGATTGATCGACCGGCAACAAGTTTAAAACCTGGCACCTTTTCGCCTTGTTCTAACTTTTCAAGGGCGTGGTGTTCAACCGCATTAAGCCATTCGGTTATTAGTGATTTATGCGCCAATACATTAGCTAATTGATCGTCATTAAGTTTGTCAGCGTCAACACTTGGCGTTAAATCGTCAAATTCGGCTGTAATTAGGGTGTTGGTATAATCCGCCAATGCTTTACAGGTTGCTTTGGCTTTGCACCATTTACATTGTTTCTCACCTGGCACACGTGGCGCGTTATCGCTTAAAGCTAAATCGGCACGCTCATTAACCCAATCGCCCCAAGCTAATAAATCTTTAAGGCTTATCGCCCATTCGCTAAAGTTGTGGATGCGCGGTTGATAGATGTGAATTTTAATCGTGTCAAAATCATCTTCAAACACGCTGAACGACTCATAAGCACCTAAGCCATACAACATACCTTGTGAATTGTTTTCAGCGTCAACAGCAACACCTTTTCCATATTTAAGGTCAATACAATGTAGCGTCTTACCGTCAAGAACAATTGCATCAGCTGTACCAAAACCATCTTTAACCCAACGGCTAAAATCAACACGTTGCTCATAATGATGTTCACCATTAATTGAGCGCACATATTCAACATAACCGCCAATGTAATCAACCATATCGACATCAACTTCAAAGCCGTTAATGTTTTGACCTAAATAAGCCGATGGATGTTCGCCATTGTTTAAACACATTTCCGCCAGCTCATGCGCGGCGGTGCCTTCGGCGGCAAAAGCCGACCCTTTATCAACCAGACCTGCGTTGGCTTTAATTGAACCTGGACAGTTAAGCCACATGGCCGATCCGCTTGCGCTTAGTTTAGCGTGGGCGCGTTGTGAGTGTTCAACTGTCATGGTTAAACCTCCAATGCTTTGATTTGCTTAATGACGCTAAGCATATCCTCAGCTTTAACGTCAGGGGCTTTGCTTGCGCCAACGCTGTCTAATATCGCTTTAATTTTAGATTTTAATGCGGGGTTTTTACGAACAAGCGTTAAGCACAATTGTTTTAAATCCTCAGCCGTTGGTTTTGGTTGCTCAACAACTGGTTGCTCAACGGCTGGTTGCTCAACAGGATGTTGCAAAGCTTTCATAGTGGCATTTAACTCAGACATAACGCGCGTTAATTCTTCAATTTTAGATTCTAGTGACATTTTATTTTTCCCTTTATTTTTTAGATTAGTGACATAAGTCAAAATTAATTTTACACAACAAACGAAACAATGTAAAATAAAATTTCACTTATTAAGAGGAAAAGCCGATGGATAACGAGAACACAATTAAAGAGCTGGTTGAACATTTTGGATCAAAAGCAGAAATGGCTAGGCAACTAGGCATTGAGCGCCAAAACATAACCTACTGGTTTAAAGAAGGCGTGCCAGCAATACAGGCCGTTAAAATCGAAATGATGACTGATGGTAAATTTAAAGCGGTTGATCTAGTGGGGGTTTTTGATGAGCAATAGAAAGCAATGGGTTAAAGGTGTGTTAGACCTTTGTCGCGAACACGGCTACAGGACCACGCCCGTTTATGAAGATGGCACCGCAAGACCGTTTGCCAAGGGTCAAGATTATAAAGACTTGATGGATTATAGCGGTTGCTCGCACATTGGCTTGGTACTTGATGATTTGATATTGGTTGATTATGACGGCAATAAAACCCCAGGTATTATGACGGTTGATGAATTGGGCGAGTTAATTGACGGCATCGCCATGCCCGAGCCTGTGCAGATTAAAGGCGATTCTATCCATTGGTTATATCGCCGTGATTTGAAATCACAGCTAAAAGCCTCAGCTGATGGGCATTGGTTAGGTGTTGATATTAAAACCGGCAATCAACTAATGCACATTAAACAGGGTAAAGAGTTAAACCTTGTTAGTCGTAATCAGTTAGAAGATACACCCGATGTTTTATTACAGGCGTTATCAGCTGGGGCTAGTGTTAAGGCGGTTGACTCTGATTTAGGAGATTTTGAAGGCTTGATTAGTGATAGCCAAATTAGCCGTGAAAAAGTGCAGGCGTGGTTAGATAAGCTTGATAATAATATACCTAACTCGGAATGGGTGAAGGTTGGTCAAGCGCTACATAATTGGGATTATGTCCAGGGGCTTGAATTGTGGGAAGCTTGGAGCGTTGGCGGCGATACCTATCAAGAAGGTGAAACAGCTAAACGATGGAAGTCTTTTAAACAAGGTAAAGGTGTGACGCTCGGCACATTGGTCCACAAGGTTAAAGAAGTTACCTATGATGATGGTAAGAAAGAATTAAACACGTTTATTGCTGAGATTATGACGGCTACTGAGCGCGATATAGAATTGAGCCTTGCACCTAAAATCGCTAAGTCTGATTTATGTGAGCTTGATCGCGAACGCCTGGCAAAGTTACTACAAGACAGATATAAGCAATTAACCGAAGTTAGACCGTCAATAAAAGTTATTCGTGAAATGGTAACGCCTAAAAAAGTTTTAACCGGTGAGCTGGTTGACGGATATGAAAAGCCTAAATGGTGTGATAATTGGGTTTATGTTAATGCGCAATCGGGTTATGTTCGCCTTGATGATTTGGTGGTCCGTAAGTCTGAGGCGTTTAATCTTGAATGTGGTCGCTATGTACCAATGAATGAGAACGGCAACAAAGTGACCGCGTCGAAGTTTGTTAGTGATAACGGCTTTATTGAATCAGTGGTGTCTATGGCGTATATGCCGACTTGCCCTGAGTTGTTTTGTGATTTTAACGGTAGAAAGGTTTTAAACACGTTTGACGCTCGGACATTACCTAGGGCGGCTAAAGATTACACTGATGAAGGATTAAAAGCGATTGATGTTGTAAGGCGACATATCAGCTTAATTTGTAACGATAACAAAGCCTATGCTGAAATTTTAACCGAATGGCTGGCGCATAATATACAGCGCAAAGGTCAAAAAATACTATGGTCGCCAGTAATACAGTCAATTGAGGGTATCGGTAAAAGCTGGTTTGGTGAGTTACTCGAACGGTGTATAGGCGGTGAGAACGTTGGCACGGTGGCGCCCACCCAGGCTACAAGTGATTTTAACGGTTGGGCAACGGGCGTTTGTGTGAACATACTCAATGAGCTTCGTGTTAAAGGTCACAATCGCTATGATGCTGTCAATGCGCTCAAACCTTTAATTACTGATAGCGTGATCCAAATAAATGACAAAGGCGTTAAGCAATACAAAACCGTCAACACCACAAATTATATTTGTTTTACTAACTATAAAGATGCAATACCGATCGACTCAGAATCACGGCGCTGGTGGGTGATATTCGTTGAGATGGAAAGCCTGGAGGAAATTGAACAAAAAACAGGCTTACTGCATAGTGAGTATTTTCCTAAAATTTTTGATGCGATACGAAGCCATAGCGGTGAGATTTTAAAGTGGTTATCTGAGTATGAGATTAGCGAGGAGTTTTTAAACCTTAAACAAGCGCCTGCGACAGAATTTAAAGATTTGATGGTTTCAACTGAAAGCGCATCCTTTCATTTTAAAGATGAAGTTCGCGACCTTATTGAGCAGGGCGGTGAGTTTTTTAATAAAGATGTTATATCGTCAGTTGATTTATTTGAGGCGTTAAGAAATGAACATTTTGAAGATTCTTTTGAGCTACCAAAAGCGCAGCAACGCAATCAAATTTTGAAAGCATTGGGCTATATGCAGTTACCCAAACCGATAAAAATAAAAGGTAAGGTGCGGCGTATTTGGGTCAAAAAATTTATGAACAATGAGCAAGTGAGGCAAATTTTTGAACCAACGCCTTTTTAACCAATTACCCCGAAAGGGGTTTTTTATTGCGTTTTAAGGTTACAGGTTACAGTTATAGGTTACAGTTAATTTTAACCTGTAACCTTTCTAAGTTGTTGATTTTAAATTATTTATACTACTTTAGGTTACAGGTTACAGTTATTTATAAAAATAGTAATGTAAAATTATAAAAATAAAAAAAGGGGTATATTTTATTTATATTGATAGAGGGGGTATGAGAATGAGTTGTAACCCTAACCCTGTAACCTTTTTAAAACGCCCTTGGAAAATTACAATATTGTAAAATTTAACTTTACAATCTAAATTTAAACGATTAAAATTAATCACGAGTTAAGCAAAAAGACAAAACGGAGCTAATAAAATGAACGGCATTACAACTAACATCAAAAACCACGATGAGTTAATTAATATCGTATCTGCTGAAATCGCTAAATTTACTAAGCTAGAAGAATTTAACGTAATGACATCCTGTGTTATCGATGGTGATGTTGTTGTTGTAACTGAATACGAGGTTTACCCACCAGAAAATAAAGCTCGTTTAGAATTAGCGGCTAAAGCATACGATTATGCAAGCTTGATACGTGAAAAAGCAGTTTATTAATTAACAGCCCTTTGGGGTTTGTTTTTATGGTGGAGTTTCAATTTCAAGGAGTGAGTATTATGGAAATGATTAAATATGATCAAGATTCGTTAGAAATACTTGAGTCAAATATATGTGCAATGCTTGAGGACTGGAATGACAATAAAGCGGATGATTCTCAGATTAGGTTTATCGAGTTTTTAATTGATAGTTTATCTAATCTTATAACTGTTAAATTTTCAAATGGCGGTCAAGTTGGTTGGGTTGGCATAACACTGACAATTGTAGAGTATGATGAATTGCTTCTTGCCAAAACAATATTTAATAACATTGTGAGTCAAGCTGTAAGCTTATCAATTAACAGCCCTTCGGGGCTTTAAAGGAAAACGATATGCGCACAAATTATCAAGGTATAGAATGGAAATTCTCGGTTGATTACGATCACGACATCGACCCGTATTGGACAGATGTTAATATCGAATTCGGCAGTATCAACAAGCCGCCTCAGGTGGTTTTAATTACAGACTATGCCGATGGCTATCAAGAGCGCGTTAAAAAGGCGTGCTTTGAGGCATGGAGGGCAGCGCAATGATTGAAAATATTAAATGGACGGTTATTGGCTTATTACTATCGGGCGTGTTTTATTACGCATTACAAATCGCGGCTTATTTGATTGGTCGCCCACACGTATTAGGGGTTTAGTATGGATAAGGTAAATCAGTTTTTAATTATCACAGGCTTGTATGAGATTGATCAGCAAGAAGGAATTAGTCGCCAGTTAAATGCCTTTTATGAGGAAGCGGCAGAGTTTTTTACTGCCATGGGTCAAAGCAACCGCTTGGAGATGTTAGACGGGTTGGCTGATATGATGTTTGTTTCTGAAACACTAAATAAACTTGGCATTGATGGCAAGCGATTAGCTGATATTTATCGCATTATTCGGTGCGCTACTGATTTAGCCAATATGGATGATGTTGTAGATGAGGCATTTAACCGAGTATGTGACAACAACCTAGATAAATTTGACACCGATTGTAATTCTGCTCATGTATCACTAAGCTACTGGCGCGGGGAAGGCTATCCAATTGAGCAAACTTATGTTGATGGTTACTGGGTTATAAGGTTAGTGAGAGATTACGAAGGCTTATATGCCGGCAAGATTTTAAAGCGATATGGCTTTGTTGGCGTTGATTTAAAGGATTTGCTATAATAGTATTAACACGGCCCCAGCCTCTTAATGAGATTGCTTGTTTACGCTAGGGTTCTTTAACAAACAGCCCCATGGCCGATGGGATGACAACCACTGCAGAGCAGACTCCTTTACTGCGTTTTAACGGGTGGCGTTTGCAATAATCGGCAAGCCTCGTTGCATATACAACAGGTACCCCGCCTGTGGCGACAAAGGGGACTAATTTAAAAAGGAAGTGATATGGCTAACCCAGTTGGCAGACCAAGTAAGTACAATAATGAAATTTTAGAGCAAGCTGAGGCGTATATGCTTGGCGGGTGGAAAGAAGTAAACGACACCATCCCAAGCCTTGCCGGATTGGCTTGCTATTTAGGTTTAAGCCGTGAAACCGTTAATGCTTGGAGCCATGAAAAGAAAGAATTTTCTGACATTACTTTAGGAATCTTGGCTTTACAAGAGCGTGAGCTAGTTAATCGCGGACTTTTAAAAGAGTTTGATAGCGGCATATCTAAGCTGATTTTAGGTAAGCACGGCTACACTGACAAGGTTCAACAAGACCACACTTCAAGCGATGGCAGCTTAAAAATTGCGGTAAACTTTACCGATGATAAAGACTGACTTCCCAAGATGGGCGCAAGGATTATTTAAACCCTACCGCTACAAAGTCCTATATGGTGGAAGGGGAAGCGGGAAATCATTTGCCGTTGCTGATTACCTAATCATTAAAGCCGCTACATCATCAATTCGCATACTATGCGCCCGTGAATTTCAAAACTCATTAGCTGATTCTGTTCACCACCTTTTAGCCGAGCGGATCGAAGCGCTTGGATTGGCATCGTTTTTTGATGTGCAGCGCGAAACCATCATAGGTAAGAACGGCAGCCAGTTTATTTTTAAGGGCGTTAGAAACAACACACAGTCCATTAAATCGATGTCGGGCATTAACTGCCTATGGCTTGAAGAAGCGCAAACCGTTACCAAATCCAGCTGGGATGTTTTAATCCCTACTATCCGCGAGCCTGGTTCAGAAATACTGGTCACGTTTAACCCATACCAAAAGACCGACCCCACTTATCAGATGTTTATTGCTGATACTCCCGATGATGCCTTTATTGCCAAAGTAAATTGGCGCGATAATCCGCATTGGCCTGATGAGCTAGAAAAAGAGAGGGTTAAACTACAGCAAAAAGACCCAAACCTTTATGCTCACGTTTACGAGGGTGAGTGTTTAGAAATAACAGACGCGCAAGTGTTTAAAGGTTGTTACGAGGTTAAAGACTT